GTTTGCTTGGCGGCCTTCGAGGAGGCGACAGGCTTGGCGGATTCGAGGGCTTGCACACGGGCCATCAGCGCATCAAGCGATGCCTTGCTGACGGTCACGGTTTCTTCGGCGTTCTGGCTGTCGCCGGTCAAATCGGATTCCGACTGCGTTTCGATAGCTTCGGTGACGAGGTCTTCGGCGATGACTTCACCGGGGATGCGAGGGGTGCGAGGTGGCATGGAAACTCCTGAAGGTTGGTTGGCGCTTAGGCACGGTGCGAATATCGGTCAACCTTCGGAACGGAATCCCGACCATTTCGCATCACCATGCACCACAGAAGCACAAGCCTTTCGCCTTCGTCATACGCCGGCCGGCTTCCCGCTTTCCAGCCAACCAGCGTACTTTTCGCCACATCGATGGCCGCCGACATATCCGCATGGCGATAACCGTGGCGTTCAAGATCGACGATGATGCGGAACCAGTCGACGCGCTCGCGAGTGGGTTGCAAATGCGCGCGCGCGAACTCGTTCAGCAAAGGATCACCCCTCTCCACGTTTCAATGCCTTCAGCTTGGCTTTGTATGTGGCTTTGATTTCCTTTAGTTCTTCGATTGAGTACTTAGCTTGTCCTTGATCTGACTCAAGCGACTCAACAGCCTCGATCCCAATGCGGGCGATAAGGCCCAGGCGATAATCAACAGCCCTGCCCGCGCCCCATCGATTGCATTGCTTGCGCTGCGCGTGAGCATTCCGAGGATCAAAACGAAGATGAGGCGCAGAACCGACAGATCGGTAATGACCACAGTCGTAGTTCCCGCCGACAGTTCCAGATTGCAGCGGTTGATTGCAACAAATACAAAGCTGGTCTTTGTCACGCTCTCGGATGTAGGCGTTGAATGCAATTTGTGCCTCCTTGATGTAGTCGCGGGCCGTCTTCAGCCTTTCACGCAGAATCTTCCGGCTTGCCAAGTCTGCGACTCGTTCAGCCTGTTCGCGCTTCAGCTTCGACTTCTCGGCGAGAATGATTCCGCGTTGTACTTCACACTCGAACGAGCAGACGGATTGCAGCGGCTTGACGGGCTGGAATGACTGCTTGCAGATGCGGCACTGGCTGGGTTTCTTTGGGATGCTCATACCCTCCCCTCAAATTCCTGCCGCATCGCTTCAGCCTTAGCCAGAGCCGGAGACTTGAACCGCCCAACGGCTGCGGGCTGCTTGTCGTGCCATAGCTCGAAGGTGTAGCCGTCGCTGTTGCCGATGGCGCAGATCGTCCAGGGGTCGCAGCGCTGGGCGTAGTCGTTAATGCGGCTCCATTTCATGCGGCCACCTTGTACCGGGCGCGGATTTCTTTCGCACAAGCGGCGAAGTAGTTTGTCCAGCACTTGATGCGGTCTTCGTAGTTGTCGATCATGGCCGGCACTTCCACACCAGCCGAATTGATAAGCGTCAGCCCTTGGCGCAACTGGTCTTCACCGGGCGCTAAGTCTTTGCGGAGCATGGCCTTCAGTTCGTCCATTTCCTCCTTCGAGAAATCACCCCACTTGAGCTTGTATTCCGCCCATGTGTCGAAATCCTCTTTGAACTGTTTCGTCACTGTCACGGCCATGTCAGAACTCCACGATTTCTTCGGATGCACCGGCTGGCGTGTAGCAGCGCGGGTTGTCGTTCAGTGATTCAAGGAACTGCCCTGATTGCGGATCGAACCAGAACTGAAGCGCACCATTCCAGCCGCTACCGTTGCGCTGAGATTCACAGGTAAGGATTGCGTCAGGCTCATGGCTCTTGCTCTGGTCGCCTGCGCTCATGGATTTGTGCTTTGGCTTGTTTCTCCACACGCTGAAAACGTTCTCTGCCATGTCGCCGATTTCGCTGGTTCCCTTAACGTCGTGCAGTCCTGGCGGCGCTTCGTCGGATGATCCCTTGCGGGCGTGTGCCACCAGATGGATATGAGGACCGGCTTGATGCGCTACGCTTTGCAGCTTGTCGACGAAGTGCTTTTGCTTTGAGTAGTCTTCAGCCCCTACGCCGATACCGCACTTCATCAGCGAATCAATCACGATGTGATTCACACCGAATGACGCGACGGCATACCGGCAAAGCGAAACAACGTTGTCAGCCTTCAAAGCGCCTTGATGGTCAAACAGCCACAAGCGGGTTTTCGCGTACTCGAACCAGTCATTGACGAATGATTCAGGCGGTCGGCTTGATCCTGATTCCTGGCGGCACTTGCGGGCGAGAACCTCTTCCGGTTTGAATTCTGGCGAGATGATCAGCACGCGCTGATTCAGGCGCATGCAGTGCAGCATGACTTGGGACAGCATTTGCGACTTCCCGTGTCCCTTGTAACCCGTCCAGATTGATAGCTCCCCGGCCCTCAGTTCGATTAAATCGCGAGTCTTGAGCCACGGCATAGGCGAACCGATTGCGGCGTTCTTGTGGGCCAATACGTCAAGCGTGCGCTTCTTGAATCGGTCAGCGGAGCGAACCTGATGAACGTTTTCAGGCTCGGAGAACTGTGACAGGTCGATATTGGCGTCGATAAGGTTCATTTCCATCCCCTATGCGCAGCCCACGAAAGCAGGTTTTCGCCAGCACAAACCGCCAGATGCTTCGGGCGAATGGCGATGATTGCTTTCGTCAGTTCGCGCACCTTGTCGCTGAGTTCGTCGGCGATGATTGAAACGTCCATCCCGTTCATCAGGGCGATGTGTTCCGGCTTCTGCTCGTCGTCCAGTTCGAGATTGATGAAGCACACGGCATGCGGTCGGTAGAAATTTATCGGAGCTTTGTCGTCGGCGAAGATTCGAACCGGAAGATCAACCCCGTTCCGGTAGCAGGCGATGAAGAAGTCAAACCCCTTCATAGCGCGCCCTTCATGAAGTCAGGCAGCGCACCAGGCGCTTGCTTCGGCTTCGGCGTGACCTTGGCCCAATTCTTCGAAATCGCATTTCGAAACGCCGCGTCCCAATCGATGTACTTGTACCCCTTGGCCTTGCAGGAGTCGGTAAAGTTTGCCAAGTGAGCATCGAGGTCCGTGTGACCGTTTTCATCTGCCCACTTCTGGACGTTTTCAGAAATCGCGAAGTCGTCAGGGATTAGCGTTTCGCGTTTTGACGCGACTACCTTTCCCTTCCCTTCCTTCCCTTCCTTCCTCCCTGCGCGTGCTGCATCCGTCACTGACGCGTCACTGACGCGTGGGTCTAAATATTCATCAGGACCGGGAATTGTTGATTCTTTTTCGCGAGGATTTATGTGCTGGTGTTCGCTGAATGACGGTATAAACGCGAGGTTTTCACCGTACAAACACACAAGGCCACGCGTCACTAACGCGTCACATAACGCGTCAATGTTGCAATCGTCGCCTGGGAAATAACGCATCTTGAAAGTCTTCTGCTTCCAAGAAAAACGACCCTCTTTGTCTGCTTCGCACCATAGGGCGATGTACAAAAGACGGGCCAACGGTTCAAGCTCAACGATGTCCTCCGATGTGAAGAATTCGGGCTTGATTGTTCTGATCCTAGCCATTACACTTGCTCCAGATGATTCAAGCCCCACGGACCCTGCAAGGTCGCCAACGTGGGGCAATTTTTTTGTCCTTGGCTAGACGGTTGCATTACTTCACCAGCCGATAACGCGCCACATGGCACGCTTCGCCGAAGCGATTGGCGACAATGACGGTTTCTTTTGTGATGTGGTGACCGGATTCACGTAAGTCAAAAACTCTCGCAGCGAGTCTTTCCACGCCTAGTTCGCTCCATGCTTCTAGCGGCGTGATCGGAGCGACCTGAAGGCGATCAAGAAGGCGTTCACACTGGCTCATTGCGTGAACCTCTTCCAGTCGCTCAGTACGCTACCCACGGGCTTCAGCAATGCGCTGATTCCGACTGATGCAACGAGAGCGACTAGAGCGATTGCCGCAACGATTGCGGCGATTTCTTGAACGTGGTTCATGCTGCCCTCCGGATGTTTGCCGTGTTCTGGATACGCTCCATTGCAGACATGGCAGCGGCCAGCGTTTTGGCTGATTGCTCAATGACGGTAGTCAGGCGGTCGACTTCTTCGGCCTTGGTGATCGGCTTCGTGTCGTAACCGATTTCTCCGGCGAACCAGGCGAACGGGCCATGGCATCCGGCTTCCTTCGCAAGAGCAAACACGCGCATCAGTTGCGACATGTCCAGTTTCTCGGCGCGGCTTGGATTGATGCAGTCAAGAAGAAGGCGGGAAGATGCGTCAACGCCTTTGTCTGGCCACATCATCGGGCCGACTTTCTTGGCCCCGCC